CTTGATTCTGCCGAGGGTTGCGGCAGCGTTTGTGATCGGGTTTTCTCTTTTCAGTTCCCTCAGCTTTTCTTTTGCCGCTTTTTTGGTGTAATGCGGCTCCGGCATAGTGTAGAGTGTATCATACTCTACAAAATTGATCCGGTAACACTTGTCGCCTTGATAATCATTTCCTTTGATTATTTCAAATTTTCTCTTCATTTTTCATTTCCTCCTTTTTGTTATATTTCCTCGCCGAGGTAGCCGGCGAGTTCTTCCGCCACTATGCGGGACGTTTCGGCGTCCCACCCTCCGCGACCATCGATAGCGGAGAAGACTGCCGCCGCCGCCGCCGCCGCGACAGGAGTTCTCCCATCCTTGGTGGAGGAGAGCTCAACATACTTCCTCCGCTGAACTGTATCAGCGACGGAGGCCGCAAAATTAACAGCTACGTGCAAGCCCTCACACTTGGCCGTGAGTAGCCGCTCCCCTTCAGGTAGCGCAATCCCCGCCTTTTCCAGCAGAGAAAAATTACTCTCTGCTAAATAAGTCTCCACCGGGCGGTGGAATTTCCGCCCGGACTTCGTGGTGATGATTATTATGTTTTTCATAACTTCCTCCTTCGTTTTTTATCTTTATACAGAGCACACTCTATGCCAATTTATTATGATGATAATAATAAACAATAAATAGCAAGGCAAAACAATAGGTTAGGGCGTAAAATAGTGATATTTTTGTTTTTCGGCAATGGCTGATAATAGTTAAAAATGTGGTAAAATTCCCCAATGGGTAATCCCCACTGGGGTGAAATTCCCCAGAAAATGCTTGACACATGGAAAAACATGTAGTATGCGTGCGGTAACTGGAGGCAAAAAAATGAAAGCTCCAAAAAAACCAATCACAAAAAGACCAGTCGGCCGCCCACCAAAAAGCAACCAAAAGGAAATCAAAGACGCAATCTGCCATCTTATATCCACTACCACCTACGGACTACGCAAAATCACGGAATTATTACACAAGGAGATCGATAATGCTCCTGACCTATCAACGATAATGTGGTGGCTGGTTAAAGATAAAGCATTTTCAGAACAATACGCACAGGCTAAAGAGTCGCAATGCGATTTATTTGCCGAGGAACTCATTGATATTGCGGATGATTCCTCGCTTGATATGGCATTTACGGAGGAGGGCAAGCCATACATTAATAAAGAGCATATCAACCGCTCAAGGCTGCGCGTGGATACGCGTAAGTGGCTGCTATCAAAGCTTAAAGCCAAAAAATATGGCGATTACGTGCGATCCGACATCAACATGGATGCTAATATTAATATGCGCTCCATGCCTGACGCGGAATTAGATGCGCGCCTCAACCTGGCGCTAACCGAGTTAAAAAAATAACCGGAGGGATAAACCAGAGTGGGTGCTGACATACCCGGCACCCCGATTGCCGGCGCAGCAAGAGCAAGGGGCCTCATTAATATAATATGATAAAAAATGATAAAAACAAAAAAACAAAGCTCTCTTGGCATGAGCGCCAAAAGAAGATCGAGTTGCTGGAATTGCTAACCGAGCGACGACGTCGAGACTCCCTGCGCAAGATCCTAACCTATTACCCTGATACCGGCCCGCTGCGGCGTAAATTATATCCTAAACACACGGCGTTTTTTGCTGCCGGCTCAACATACCGCGAGCGGTGCTTTATGGCCGCTAACAGAATTGGAAAAACTGAGGGCTGTGGCGGCTACGAGCTCACATTACACCTCACCGGAAATTATCCTACATGGTGGAAGGGCAGACGGTTTGATCGTCCAGTCCTCGCGTGGGCGGTGGGCACGACGGGGCAGACAGTCCGCGACATTTTACAAGATAAGTTGCTAGGCCCCGTGCAGGCTATTGGGACTGGACTAATCCCCGGCGAACTCATCATCGGCGATCCTGCTAAAAAGGCTGGATCAGTCAAAGATTCAATCGAGTCGGTCTGTGTCCGTCATGCATCCGGCGGTGTATCTCATTTGCAACTAAAAAGTTATGAGCAGGGGCGCAAATCCTTTGAGGGCACGCATCAGGATGTAATTCTATTGGATGAGGAGCCGCCGCTCGACATATATACCGAGTGCCTTACCCGTACCATGTCAACGGTGCCTGGCGAGCATTCAGGCATGATTATGCTAACATTTACGCCACTGGGGGGGATGTCGGCAACCGTCCTGCAATTCCTGCCGGGCGGCAGGCCGGACGACTCTGGTGCTCGATTCATCATCCAGGCCGGCTGGGATGATGTGCCCCACCTCTCCGGGGCTGATAAAAAAGCACTGCTGGAGTCCTATCCGCTCTATCAGCGCGAGGCCAGATCAAAAGGTATTCCGATGCTGGGGTCAGGGGAGATCTATCCCATTGCCGAGGAGGATATTACGGTTGATGATTTCCGGCTGCCTGATTATTTCCCGCGGGCGTATGGCATGGATGTCGGCTGGAATTGGACGGCGGCTGTCTGGGGCGCATGGGATCAGGAGCAGGATATACTGTATTTGTGTGGCGAGTATAAGCGCGGCCATGCCGAGCCGTCGGTGCATGTTGATGCCATCAATGCGAGGGGCGATTGGATGGCAGGGGTCATCGATCCGGCGTCTAAGGGCGCGAGCCAGCGTGATGGCAAGAGACTATTGGATGAGTATCAGGCGTTGGGACTTGATCTCTATGAGGCTGATAACGCGGTAGAGGCCGGTATTTTTGCTATGTGGCAGAGGATGAGCACGGGTCGATTAAAAGTATTCCGTTCGATGACTGGCTGGTTTCAAGAGTTCCGCATTTATCGGCGTGACAAAAAGGGTAAAATAGTCAAGGATAATGACCATCTACAAGACGCAAGCCGTTATTTGTGCGCGTCCGGTCGCGATGTAGCGCGGCATGTTCCGGCGCAACAGATCAGGGATTTCCAGCCGGCGGATGATGATAACTACGACCCACTCGGGCGGAACAGGGAGCAGAGATTATGAGCAAAGATATTCTTTTGTGGACATGGTTTGTAATACTTTTAACCTGGGGCTTGTTCTCTGGGTTTTATGGAGGATAAGAAGATATGAGCTTTTTTGGAGGAAGCAAGGCCCCACCGCCGGTATATTATGCACCACCGCCGCCTACAGAAAACGATGCTGAGATTAAGGCGGCCAAGGCAAAAGAGGCAGAAATATTGAGAAAACAAAGAGGCCGTGCGGCAACATTACTCACCAGTGGATTGGGAGTTACAGAGCAGGCACCGACGCAGAAGAAAACGCTTCTGGGGGCGTAATAAAATGGGTCAACTATCAGAAGTATGGAAGATGAAGGACGCCGAGGCGGTTGATGAGATAACCAAGCATCAAGGATATCTGGAGGCCATCCGGCGCGATTACGAACCGCTTTGGCAAGATGTTATAGACTATCTGGCCTACGATAGGTATAATTTCCTGCAGAATCAACAGCGCGGGAAGAAGGCCAATATCAATGTTTTTGATGGATCGCCCATAGCAGCGTGGAATTTGCTGGTAAACGGGATGCAAGGCAATACTGTAAGCCAGGCGCAAAGATGGTTCACACTTACGCTGCCTAACGTCATTACATTCCCTCGTACGTCCCCGATGCGAAAACATAATGGTCGGCTGGATGAGATTCCAGAAGTCAAGATGTGGCTGGAAGCCAAAGAGGAAGTTTTATATTCCGGGTTTCAACGATCTAATTTTTACAGTGAGATCAATACGGATATCCGTGATGCGTCATCCATCGGAACGGCTACCCTTTATGCCGAGGAAGACATCCCGGGCAGCAAGACAAACTTCATATCTGTTGATCCTGGGCAAGTCTGGATTGTTGAAAATAGATATGGCGTAGTTGATACCGTTTTCCGCAAATTTAAACTTACCGCTCGGTCTGCCGCGCAGATGTTCGACAAAGAGCTTTTATCGCAGACAATTCGGACGCAATTGGAAAGAAATCCATATACTGAATACGATTTTATTCATGCCTGTTTCCCGCGGGATGATCAGGAAATGTATTTTGAGCATGGGGTTTTTAAGCCTAAAATCGGTAAAAACAATAAAGCATTTGTTTCGATCTACATTGAGGTTGGGAACAAAGAACACGTTTTAAGAAAAGATGGCTATGACCGGATGCCCTATGCCGTGTGGAGATGGCGTAAGACGTCAGGGCCGTATGGATGGTCATGTGCCATGGATGCCATTATTGATATTCTCAAACTCAACGTTATGAGCAAGACCATGCTGAACGCCGCACAACTGGCAGTCGAGCCGCCGCTTATGGTGCATAAGAAGTTTCAGGGCAAGGTTCGGATGAATCCACGGGGAAGAAACTACTACGAGAAGGAAGACGAGAAGATATATCCGGTCAACCAGGGTGTAAATTTTGCCATTGCGGAAGACAGGGAAGAGAAAGTCCGCCAGATTATCAAAGACCATTTCAACGTTGACTTTTTTATGATGCTTTCCAAAGCTGCGATGGAAGGCCGTCAGTTGACAGTCCCGCAGGTAATGGAGATGCAGGGAGAGAAAGCCTCTGTCATGATGCCGACGGTGGGGCAGATGATAGCCGAGCGATTACAGCCCATCATCGATATTATTGATTCGCTGGAAACCGAAGCCGGAAGGATGCCTGATCCCCCTGAAATATTGATGCCATTTGCCGGCCAGGGGATAGAAGTGGATTACATGGGGCCATTGGCGATGGCACAGAAAAGGATTCTAAAAACTCAAGGCATTTATCAAGGCATAGGCGCGATCGATCCCATGTTAAAAATAGACCCGCAGGCAGCGGATTTGATTGACGTGGACGAGACGACGAGAGAAATCCTGAAAGTTTCCGGCTGGCCGGAAAAAGCGATACGAACAGCGGACCAGGTTCAAGCAATCAGAGAGCAGAGGGCACAGGCACAAGCTGAAGCACAACAGGCGGCGATGATAGAGATGGCGGCAAAGAACCTGCCAAACGTTTCAAAAGCCGTTGAACCAGGTAGTCCGTTGGGTGCATTGGGGCAGATTATTGGTGGCGGCGGATGAAAATATTAGATGCCTATCAAGAATTAAAGCGTAAATTAAGGCCGGATGAAGAGCCGGACGATCCTATCTATCAGGATTATTTTCTTTGTTTTTCGTCAGCGGCAGGCAGAAGGGTATTGACGCATTTGCTTACAGATCTGCATTTTTTTGATGAGGCGTTAAGTGACCAGGAAGTGATCGAGCAAAATATCGCTCGCAGAATACTGCACAATATTGGTGCGTTTCACGTGGAACAGATTGACAATATCACTGGGATGTTAATCAAAATTGCAGAGAATAACCAGAAAAAAACAATAGTTGAAGGTGGTAGGAAATAATGGGATCAATTATCAGACCGGCAGCTAATATTCCGTTAACTGCGCCAGCTATTCCCGGGATGCTGAAAGAACTGAAGGGATGTGAGTTCAATCCTCCTGTATGGTTGGCGAGAGATAAATTCTATCTGATCGTAGTGACTCCTAATCCGGCGTATCAAACCATTGCTGGTTTTTATGAGGTCCCGGATAAGGGTATTGTCACCTATATCAAGGATTTCAAACTTTTACAGGTGTCGATGTGGAATGAGGCCATGAACCGCGCTTTTATATTCGATGCCATCGAAGGTGATCCACCATTAGACTGGGAGCCGAAAAGTCAATTTGACTACCGGAAATATCAGATCGACCAGATTGTGTTAAGGAAACATGGCGATGAAAGAAACAAGAACAATAGTAATTAAATGCAGTTGTGGGAACACGATTGAAAAAAAGATTCCCATTGATAAGCAATATGCAATTTCGTGCGCAAGGTGCGGACGATTGCACAAAGAAAAGAAGTAACAACAACAAAGGAGGATTTTAATTATGGCACTAGGTGATGGGACTGATACAGGCAACCTGAATCCTGGTAGTGAAGAGGGCGGAAATCTCGGATGGCGGGCGCAATTACCGGATGACCTGAAGGCGAATGAAACCTTTACACCGTTCAAGACTGTTGGTGATTTTGCAAAAGCACATATTGAAACGGTAGCAAAGGCAAAGGAGCTCGAGGGGAAACTTGGCGGAAGCATCCCGAAACTGAAGGATAACGCTACAGATGAAGAAAAAACGGCCTATTTTAAGGCCATAGGACGGCCGGACAAGGCTGAAGATTACACATTTGAAAAGTTGACACCTCCTGAAGGTGTGGAAATTGATCCCAACATGGAGGGATGGTTCAGATCTATTGCCCATCAGGCTGGTTTGAATAAAACTCAGGCGGCAATGATTCACAAAGCTTATTCCGATGCTTATTTTACCGCAATTGAATCAGCAGAGGGGCAGAAGAATAAAGCTTTTGAAAAAGACGTTGAAGATCTGAAAAAGGAATGGGGGCCCAAATTCGATGAGAATGCGGCTCTCGTGAAGAAGGCGACAGATAGGTTCATGACAGCCGAAGAAAAAAAGATCATGGACGAAAGCGGAAGAGGAAACGATCCGGTTTTGGTGAGAATGTTTCACCGAATCGGGCAGTCGATGGCGGATGACAAGTTTGTTATTGGTTCTAATACCGACAAAGGAAAGAAGGAAAAAGGTATTCTTAGTTATCCGTCAATGGAAGGACAAACATAAAGAAGGTTGGAGAAAACCATGAATTACGGTTACGGTGTTTTCTCTTATCCTTCATAAGTAAGATAGGAGGTAAACACAATGACAGTTTTTAATCAGTACAGCCAGTATACACTTACTGAACTGGCTAAGCGAACGAATAATGGGAATCTTCTTGAAATAGCGGAAGTTATTGCGATTACCAAGGAGATGTTTCAGGATGCCGTCTGGATCGAGGCGAATCAGACCGCGTCCCACGTGGGTACTAAGAGGACGAATCTCCCCAGCGGTACCCACAGACAAGCGAACCAAGGTGTTGCGTCTGAAGCATCCAGCACAAAGCAAGTGGCCGAACCGATCTGCCGGCTGGAAGCACATTCAAGAGTTGACGAGGCGATTCTCGATCTGGCACCGGATAAGGCAAAAGCCCGTTCACAGGAGGATTTGGCCTTTGTCGAAGGTCTTGGTCAGACCATTGAAACAAACATGATCTATGGCGACATTGACACAAACCCCGAGCAGATTGACGGACTTGCGACCCGTTACGATGCGACAACGGACGCCAATGTCATTGGTGCAAGTGGAACCGGGAGTGACACTACTTCCCTTTGGATCATCGAATGGGGTCCGATGAAAGTCCACATGATTTATCCTAAGGGTTCACAGGCCGGATTACAGACCGAAGATATGGGGAAGCAGCTGGTTACGAATGACAGCGGTTCCACGTATTTCTGGGCGTGGTTCACGAAGTTCGTCGCGTGGTATGGTCTTTATGTCCACGACGATAGATGTGTCCAGAGGATTGCGAACATTGAAACTGCGGGAAGTGAACACTTGCTGGATGATGATGACATCATTGAGGCATTAAATCTTCTTCCGCAGGCCGGTGGCGGCGGTTCGACTGCCATCTATGTCAACAGGACGCTGAAAACTCAACTTGAGATTCTTGCCAAGGACAAATCAAACGTCAACTATACCAGCGACAACGCTTTCGGTGTTCCGCTTACAAGGTTCCGCGGCATTCCGGTCAGACTTTGCGAGAGCATCGTCAATACCGAAACTGCTATTTCTTAATGAAAGGGGGTTAATATTATGGGTTTCTATGATGCAAAACATCTTTTCACCGCCGACGGAGGGCAAGCGATAACGGCGAGCGCATACTCTGCCAACGAGATAAATTTCGGCGAGACATACCCAGACATGGGCGAAGGCGAAATGCTCGTTGTCAGGTTTATCGTCGAGACGGCGTTTACGAGCACTGCCAACACGTTGACCTGCTCAATCGTTCACGGGGCAGCTACTGCGCCTACAACCGTTCTTGTCAGCACCTACGCGATTGCGACTTCTGCGCTGACGAAGGGTGCCTACATTCCGGAGTTAAAACTCCCAGATCAGCACCTTCAGTATGTTCGCCTCTACTTTGCAGTATCGGCATCACTTGTCGAGGGGAAGGTTACGGCGTTTCTGGATATTGCCAAAGGGATGCGACACAGATAAAAAGGAGGTGAATTATGTACCGTTGTATAAGGAAGTGCTATCACAGAAAGACTCTGTACCATCCGGGGCAGATATACACCCCGACTGCCGATGAACTGAAAGACAAAACAGTTCCGAGGCACTTTGTTCTGAACGATCAATATTCCGTTGATGCCGTTATTCAGGCAGAGAGGGAAGAAAAGCTCAAGAGGATCAGGGTTAAGGCACAGAAGGCCGACGAGAAAGGTTGATGGCAAGAGTTTTTAATTAACAAGCGGGTGGGGTCGATTACCGATCTCACCCGCATATCCAGAGGATAAAATTATGGCGCTTGACTGGATAAAGGTCTGCAACATGGGGTTGCGCCGGATAGGGACAAAAGACGTTATTTCATCCCTTTCCGGTACGGATAAGGCGAGCATTGCATGCAATGATGCTTACGAGGCCGTCAGGGATGCGGTTCTGGAAGATTTTGATTGGAAATGCGCATCTTATCGCGAGGCATTATCCATGGACACAGAGGCCCCGGCATTTGGATGGGATTACAAGTACAATCTTCCATCAAGTCCATATTGCCTTGTCGTGCGAGAAATATATCCTGAAAGTGTCGATTACGAGATAGAGGGAAGAAATCTACTCACCGATTACGACAATACAAGCGGAGAAGATTTATATATCCGTTACACAAAACGATTATCGAATCCCGCCGAATTATCAACATTATGCGCCAAGGCGATAGCCTGGAGATTAGCGGCTGAAATCTGTTATCATTTTGTTCAGTCATCAGCGTTACAACAGACAATTCTGCAAGAATATCAAGCCATTCTTAACGAAGCGAAAATGTCGAATCAGCAATATGACAAGAACCACGACGAAGATGCTCCATCAACTGGGGAATGGATAAGGGCTGGTAGGTAAAATGCAGAAAGCTACACCTATAATCACAAATTTCACTGCCGGAGAAATAGACCCTCGGTTTTATGGCCGGGTTGATCTGTCACAATATTTTAATGCCTGCCGGACACTGGAAAATGCGATTGTTTTAACTTTAGGTGGAGCAGAGAAGCGGCCCGGAACATACTTTATTGCAGAGGCAAAAGATAGCACTAAAAAGGTAAGATTAGTTCCATTCAAATTTTCTACAACACAGGAATACATCCTTGAGTTCGGACACAACTATATCAGGTTCTACAAAGACCGCGGGCAAATTGTTTCCGGCGGTAGTCCGGTAGAGATACCGACGACCTATACAGAAGCCGAGCTCTTCGATCTAAAATTTGCTCAATCTGCTGATACGCTTTACATAGCTCATCCCGCTCATGCTCCTGCAAAATTAACGCGGTCAAGTCACACAGCATGGACTATTACAAATATATCATTCACGACGAATCCATTTACTGAAACTGGAAAATATCCGTCATGTGTTGCTTTTTTTGAGGAACGGCTTGGGTGGGCGGCCACAGATAATGAACCGACAACAATTTGGTTGTCCAAATCAGGCGATTATGAAGACATGACAACCGGTACAACGGATGATGCTGCCCTTAAATTTACGATTAATGCAGATGGCGTCAACCGCATTAGATGGATGATTCCACAGAACTTTCTTTTTATTGGATCAGTCGATGCAGAATGGCGTTTTGGAGGCGCAACATCAGCAGACCCGATTACACCGACCTCTGTTAATGCGAAAAGGCAAAGTGCAAATGGTTCAAGCAACGTGGCGGCGATTCTTGTCGGAGATATTGTTATTTATGTTCAATATCACGGACGAAAAGTATTTCAATTTAATTATACATTGGAAACGGATTCATACGTATCAAGCCCATTGACAAAGCTTTCGCGGCACGTAACCGAAGGCAAGATTATTGATATAGCTTACCAGCAGGAACCAGATCCAATTGTCTGGTATGTGCGCGGAGACGGTGTCTTGTTGACGATGGCATTTTATTCAGCCGAAAAAGTAGTTGCCTGGTCGCGACATATCACAGATGGGGAATATGAGAGTGTGGCTATCATACATGGGCCAGATGAAGATGAGGTCTGGACATCCGTTTTAAGGATGGATGGAACGAAACGCTACATAGAGTGTTTCAAGCCGCGTGAATTTGGCGTGAAAGAAGATGCGTTTTTCGTGGATTGTGGCCTTACATTTGACGGAGGTGCAGCACAGGTCATTACGGGCGTGACACAGGCCAATCCGGTAGTTATTACCTATACTGGTTCTGATCCCACAAATGGATGGAAAGTTTACGTTGAAGACATTGATGGGATGGATGAACTTAATGGGAATGTATATATCGTAGCTAATGTAAACACGGAAACGAAGACACTTGAACTTTCAGGTGTTGATGGGACGGGATACACGGCTTACGTTTCCGGTGGAACATTCCAGAGAGTTGTCAATTCCGTTTCCGGCCTCGGCCATCTTGAAGGCGAAACAATTGATGTCTGTGTCGATGGAGCAGCCCACGATGAATGTGAGGTATTGAACGGTGAAATTACTCTTAATGGTTATCACAATAAAATCAATGCCGGATTGCACTATGAAATGAAATTACAACCAACGAAACTCGAAGTGCAAACCATGACCGGAAGCGCACAAGCAAAGACAAAACGAATAGAGGCACTAACTGTTCGTTTTTATAATACAATAGGTTGTAAAGCTGGAGAGAAAGAAGACGAGGTCAAGGATTTGATTTTTGGTGAAAACGCAGAACTTTTTAGTGGAGACATATCAATGGAGTTTAAAGGTGATTACGGTACCGGGGGTGATATTTTCTTTGTTCACGACCAACCGCTTCCCTGCACCATACTGGCAATTATGCCAGAATTGGCAATAAACGATAGGAATTGACGGTGAATGCTAAAATTGAAATAATTGCTTATGAGCCTAAACATTCTTTTGAAATTCTTGTCCGCCCTCATGATGAAAAGAATGTTAAAAATAAAGAAGAATTCAAAACATGGGCAGAAGCAAATGCCCACGGTGCTGCCTTCACTGCCAGGCGTATATCCGATGGGAAAATTATCTGTTGCGCCGGTGTTAGGATTCTTTGGCCTGGGTGCGGTGAGGCATGGGCGATTTTCTGTAACGAAATCCATCGGCATAAAATAGAAATACACAAAAACATAACAGCTTATCTTAAAATAATCATTAATGATTTTAAATTAAGGCGAATTCAGGCTTATGTCCGGGCGGATGTCCCTGTTGCAGTTGATTATATTGAGCATATGGGATTTGAACGCGAAGGTCTTCTACGCAAATTCGGTTTAGACGGTGAAGATCAATATATTTATGCTATGATTTTGGAGGGGTAAGATATGGGATTTACAACAGTAGGACTTGCCCTTGGTGCTTCGGCGGCAAATGCAGCTGCTGTGGGGGCCTCTGCTTATGCTGTTGGGGCCACAGCCTTGGGGACTGCGGTCAGCGCGGCAGGCCAAATTCAGGCCGGAAAATCTCAATCTGAATGGAGTAATTATAATGCTTCCGTAGCCCGCCAGAATGCTATCGCAGCACAACAATCAGCCGAATATGACGCGGGAAGAACAAGGGAAGCCGGAGAAAAATTAAAGTCAAGGCAACGGGTTCTTTACGCGAAATCAGGCGTTTCTCTTGAAGGTACACCGACGGATGTCATGTTAGGCACGGCGGAAGACATTGAGATGGATGCTATGGCAATCATACGTAGAGGATTAATCGGAAGCCAGCAATATCAATCCCAGGCTAATTTAAGCGAGATGCAAGGTTCTGCCGCTCAAACAGCAAGTTATTACGGAGCAGGATCGTCACTTTTGACCGGGATGAGTGATATAGCTGAAATGAAAAGCGGAGTGTATAAAAAGCCTGTTTATACGGCAGATAGATAGGAGTTAAATTTTGCCGAAAATACCTGAATGGACGCGAACAGAATCTTTGCCGGCAGTAGCCGGAAACGTAATGGCTAATCCGGAAGCCATGTCAAGGCCATCTCTTGCATTGGCCGCGGCCGGCAAACGGGTTGGTGATAAATATTCCGATCTGTTTGTTGGTATAAAGGCAAAGATTGATGCGGCTGAAACTCTCAAGGCTATTGATGATTTCAGGAATGAACAACGAAATTATATTAATGAACAGCGAAACATTGTCGGAAAAAATGTTATTGATGTATCTGGTTTAACACAGAATGAAGCAGACAAGGGGAAAGACCTCACAACACGGGCAACTGAATGGCATCAGAAAATGGCTGATACTTATGCCAATAATCTTTCGAGTGATGATCAAAGGGATATTTTTTACAAATTAGCCAGAAATGAAATAGACTCGGGGATAAATCAAGTCGCTAACCATCAAGCGGTACAAACTCGTCAATATTTTGCTGATCAGATTGATTACACGATTGATACGGCAATTAAGGATATTCAGGACAATCCATCCGAAGACACCGTGAACCATGCAAAACTCAAGGTAGCAACGGTAGTGCAGGCCATTTACCCAGGACAGAATGTCGATGATTATAAGCTGCATGCACTGAATAGAATTGACACCGCGACACAAGCGATCAGAGAGCGGGAGAAAAACACAGCGGAGATCAGGGATGGAATTAATATTGGTGTGTCTGTTTTTAAACAAGATACAACCGGAAGTATTGAGAAAATGACAGATATTGTAAGATCCCAAAAGTTAAGTCCGGAATCGGAAAAAGTAGCCATTGGGCAGATCAAAGAATTGTATAATGAGAGAAAGATTGATGATGAAAACAAGAAAAAGGCTGTTTTTGACGATGCTTATAATGTTTTAACACAAAGCGCTTTGGCCGGCGGGGGAAGGTTAAATAGGTTGAATGATCTTCCGCCTTCAAAATGGGCGGAATTAATGGCGATTGATCCTAAAACAACAATGCAAATTCAGGACAAAATAAGCGCTGAACAGAGACAACAGGCAAATATCAATAAAGCCGAAGCCAGGGCTTATTTGCAGGAACAAAGATTGCGGCAAGCGGAAAATGAAAGCGAGATAATAATATCAGATGATTTTAGTACCAGAAATCTAAAGGAAGACCTTGCTCTTGGCAAAATAAGCGCAGTTCAATATCGCAAACTTGCCGCAATGCAGGAAAAACTTGATCCGGTTAAAAGGTTTTCCGTAAAAGCAGCTTTATCTAAAGTAACATCTGGAACGGCAATTAACAAGGCTCTGGGTGCCAAAGGGAACGAAGCTGCTATATGGAAATTAAAATACAGTGATCTCATTAAGTCATGGGCATATAAGAACGCAGATGATCCTAATTTTGATGATAATTTAAATAAGTATGTTGAAAAATATATCCTTTCGGACATGGTAGAAAGCTGGTTTGCAAGTGACGAATCCGATAGACTTGAAAAATATAAAAAGGCAAAAGAAGTGGTCGGTGAACTTCCGAAAAAAATTAACGCACCAACACAGGAAGATTTGGAATACACAGCAAAAAAACATGGATTAACCGTTGACCAAGTCAAGAAAAAACTGGGGATAAAGTAATGCCGGTTGATTTATTAGCAGGACAAAATAATGAACGCGAGCCCATTGATTTGCTGGAACACGTGCAGTCAACCGTTCCTGATATGCCCCTCATCTCTGCGAAAGATATTGAAGAACGTTTTAATATTATTCGCCAATTTGCAGGGACGGATATTGAAAAAAGGGCGCGTGATTCCGCTTCGATTGCTGCGACTTTTAACATCCCAGAATCAACAGCGTTTGATATGCGTGATTCATTTTTTCAGAAAATGGATACAACAAATATTTGGGATAAGGCCATTGGTTCTTTTAAGGCCGGGTGGGGAGACGTTTATTCGTCTGTTGGTGGAATTATGAAGCGCAAAGGACTTGCCGCCGGCGAGATTTATGCCGATTTTGGCGAACGCCTAAAACGGGCATATATTCCCCCATCAGATCAAAGCGAGTTCACATGGCGCAAAATGAAAGACCCTGAATGGTATGCAACGACGATTATGAGGTCTGTTCCTTTTTCCTTGTCGCTGATTCCTGCGGCGCTTGTTGGAGCGTATGCCGCTGGTACTGCCGGAGGGGTAATGGGACTAGGATTGTTCGGAAAGACCGTTCTTGGTTCTATTGGTGGAGCGGCACTAGCCAGACCCATTGAGTCTTCTTTTGAGGCGCAAGGGGCATATGAAGAGGCAAAGGATAGAGGATTATCCGACGACGATGCTGAAATAGCCTCAAACCAAGTATTTTGGGACAATATGAAATTGGGTGGCCTGGATGCCGCCGAATTTGCAACTGCGTTTCTTCCTATGGGGAAGATTGCCGGTAATACTGTAAAAAGAACGATAGGG